TGCTAATGTAGTTAACCCTCAAGTAATGGCGGACATGGTATCCGCAGGTTTACCAAAAGCTATTAAATTTACTTCTATCGCTAAAATCGATAACAAATTGGCAGGCGTGCCAGGTAACGAAATCACTATTCCAGCATGGGGCTACATCGGTGACGCGGAAGACATCGCAGAAGGCGTAGAAGTAACTGCAACTCAAATGTCCACATCCGTCGCTAAAGCTAAAATTAAAAAAGCAATGAAACGCGTTGACATCACAGACGAAGCTAAATTGTCCGGTTATGGCGACCCAGTAGGCGAAGCTACTCATCAATTACGTTTGTCCTTGGCTTCTAAAATCGACCAAGACGTAGTAACAGCCCTTGGCGGTGCTACTCTTGCAGTAACTGATACTAAAGTTATCTCCTATGAAGGTGTCGTTAACGCAGTAGACAAATTGAACGAAGAAGACTACGTTGAAAAATATTTGTTCGTAGCACCTTCTCAAATTACTGCACTTCGTAAAGACCCTAACTTCATCGACAAAACAAAATACGGTAACGACGTTATGATGACTGGTGAAATCGGTATGATTGCCGGCTGTCGTGTCGTAACATCTCGCCGCATCAATGATACTGGCGCAACTATCGACAACTTCATCGTTGGCGTATCTGCAGAAGTGGAAGATGGTACTCCTGTATTACCTGCTGTAACAATTTACATTAAACGTGACGTTGTTGTTGAATACGATCGTGTTCCTGAAAAAGGTATCGACAAATTCGTTGCTAACGAACACTACGTTGTTGCGTTGACTAACCAATCCAAAGTTGTAAAAGCTACATTCAAAAAATAGTAGGTGAATAATATGACCACGAAAGAGACAGTTTTACAAATTCTTGAATCGTGGCTCGGGTATGATGCAATTTCTGATATAAATATCATTGAGTATATGATTGATGCGGAAACACAACATATCCTCAATGATATCAATCAGAAGGAATTACCTAGCGAATTACAGCACGTTCTCGTATATCGTGTAATTGGCAGCTATATCACCACAAACAAAAACAAATTGATTGAAGCTGACGGAGAAATGGCGAGCTCCATTAAAATGGGCGACACTGAAGTTCAATTTAAAGGAACCGACAAGGCATCTCGTCTCCAAGAGCTGGCCACCGCTTTGAGTGGATATGGAAGGGGTGACCTAGCATGCTTCCGACGGCTAAGATGGTAGACGCTGCTAGAAAGCAGTTAGAACGATTATACGATTGTACGTGTTATGTTATCTCCGAAGTGGATGCAATGGACCCCGATACTGGAATTATGAGTAAAACTGCCAGTAGAGAGGGTCCTTTTGCTTGTAGAATTAGCTATAAAACTCTCTCTACAGGTCAAATCGCTGAGATTGCAAAATTTAGTACCACCACGGTACTTTTCACCGCTCCGGATGTAATCATACCTAATGGGGCTCGAATTGAGCTTATAGGGCGAAATACGAAGCAACTTTTTCGCAGTGCCTCGATTTCTGCACGATATGACACCCATCAAGAGGTGCAACTCGAAAATTTAGAGGTGCATTGACATGAGTGTTGAATTTAACATGGAAGATTTTGCTGAATTTAATCGAAGCCTGGTCAAACTGAGTCAATCGGGTAGCCTTCAGAATTTCAACAAGCAAGTTGTGAAGGAAATGGCCAGCGTGTATGTGCGTGAAGCTAAATTGAATACACCAGTCGGAAAACGATCGGTTAAATTCATGCAAAACGGCCAAGTACAAACAAAGTACTTTGATAGCGAGCATACTCGCCAATCGTGGAGTGTTGGTGGATATCGACTGGACGATAGAACCGGACGGGTTAGGGTGTTTAACACGTCCTCCTACGCCTCGTTCCTTAATGATGGCCATCGGCAAGAAGTTGGGAGATTTCTTCCGTGGATAGGTCAATCTAAAGGCGGAGTTATGCAAGGCGGTAGACTGAAAAAGCCTTGGGTAGATGGTGCGTACATGCACGAGAAAGCCGAAAAGGCACTCAGTAAAAACGCTAAACGTATTATGGAAATTACATTAAAGAAATGGATTGAAAAGCATGGTGGATTCTGATGTATTAACAGCTGTATCTAAAGCCGTACATACGGCACTTAACGTGCCTATATACCTAGAATTCAAAGAAAACAATATGACATTCCCCTGCGCATACATTAAGGTGATTGAGCCTAGTATGGGAAGACATGTCGGCGATCTTTATAACACTTCTTTGGATTTAGACATCATGTATTACGCCAATAATCTTGATGTGGTTACTGATACGCGAAAACTCATTGATATTCCTAGCGTGCTGTATCTGTTACTCGAATTTGTACAAGTTGGGGAACGTACAATTATGGGCACTGGAATGAAGTACAAAATTTCAGATGGTGTGCTGCACTTCTTTGTGACGTATGAAAACATACTTCGGAGAGTGGCCAAACCGGTCGAGCGGATGAAGCATATGGAATTAACAGAAAGGGTAAAAGATGGCAGATGAAAAAGAAACAGTCGAAGTAACGACTGAACAACAATTTGATGCTTACGCTATCATTGCATCTGACAAATACAGACGGTATCGTGATTTACTCACTTGCCTTCTTAATGAAGATGAAATGTATACGGAAAGCGACATTGATAGAATTTTAAATCAGGCATTAACAACGCCTGTGAAAGGTTAGTGAAATATGGCATTAGGTGGTGGCACATTCTTATTCCACAATAAAGTATTGCCAGGTACTTATATTAATTTCGTATCTAAAGACCGAGCATATGCAGAAGTATCTGACCGCGGCTTTGGTGCGATGATGCTCTCCTTTGATTGGGGCCCAAGCGGCGAAGTGTTTCGTGTAGACAATGACACATTCCAAAAGGATTGCCAAAAATACTTTGGTTATGACTACGGCCATGACAAAATGAAAGGCTTACGTGACTTGTTCCGTGGTCTTAAAACTGGTTACTTCTACCGCTTAAACTCTGATGGTGCGCAAGCTACAAGCACAATCGGCAAAGCAAAATACAAGGGTATTCGTGGTAACGATTTGGGTGTATCTGTTCAAGCTGATCCAGATAACACAGGTAAATTCATCGTAACTACTTACCTTACTACTGGCGATGTTCGTAAAGCAGTAGATATTCAAAAGAACTTGAAGAATGCGACAGAACTGCAAGATAACGATTACATCGTATTCACTAAAACTGGCGCATTAACTACTACAGCTTATACTGCACTATCCGGTGGTACTAACGGCTCCACAATCACCGTTAAGAACTACCAAGACGGCATTGATATGCTTGAACCTTACTACTTCAATACGTTGGGTTACGCCGGTGCGGACGACACAATTAAGAACTTGCTTATTGCATTTACTAAACGTTGCCGTGAACAAAGTGGCGCTAAATTCCAATTAGTGATTCATGGTAAGACTGGGGTCAACTATGAAGGTGTTATCTCCATCCTTAATGACGTAACCGATGAAGGTGCCGAAAGAGGCTCTTTGGTGTACTGGACATTAGGTCAAGAAGCATCTTGCAATATCAATGCTACAGTAGGCAACATGATTTATGATGGTGAATACACTGTAAACGTTAAGTACAAACAGTTCGAACTTGAGCAAGCTATCAAAGACGGTATGTTCATGTTCCACAATGTTACTGACTCTGTTGGCGGTAATATCCAAGGCGACGTTCGTGTATTGAAAGACATCAACACATTTACTGAATTCAGTAAAGTTAAAAACCGCGACTTCTCTCTTAACCAAGTCATTCGTGTATTGGATAACTGGGCAGTTGACGGCGCTAGATTGTTCAATAAAACACATCTTGATAAATCCCCTAATGACCAAGCTGGTCGTGAGTCCTTATGGGGCGACCTTGTATATCTTGCTGAGCAGTACCAAAAAGTACGTGCTATCCAAAACTTCGATGATAAGGATATCCCAGTACCTACGCAAGGCGATAACAAGGAAGATGTATTGGTTAACGTACAATTACAGCCAACTGTGGCTATGGAAAAATTGTACATGACTGTTGTAGTAGCCTAGGAGGATAACGCATGGAAAATGAAATTTTAGATGCATTGAAAACGATGGATGCAGCTGACGTTGTTTCTTCTAAATTAGCGTCTTGCTATATCGTAGAGAACGGTAACCGATACTTACTGTTTCAAGCTAAGAAACTTAGCGCAAAAATTAAAAAGAATAAAGAAAAAGTGGCAATCTTGGGCCGTATCGGTGCAGGCAATAAGTCTACCTCCGTAGAATACAGCGGTAGCTTAACAATTTACCACAACACAGCTTTATTCGATAAGATGGTTGAAAAATACTTGAAAACGGGTGTGGATACATACTTTGACATGCAAGTAGTTAATAACGATCCAACTTCTAAAGCCGGTCGCCGTTCTGTGATTCTAAAAGGTGTGAACCTTGATGAATTAACAGCAGCAGAGTTCGACGCTGAAGGCAAATACATCGAACAAGAACACAACTTCACTTATGAAGGTGTTAAGTATGTTCAACACTTTAATGAATTAGACGGGATGCAAGCCTAGTGCTTGCTCCCTTTTTTTAGGAGGTTTTTACAATGGCTGAAAATTTAAGCGCATTCCTTAAACAAAACGTTGATGTAGTCAATGAGACTGAATACGTAGCATCTAAACGAATCAAAGTGAATGGCGAGCCAGTAGCATGGAAGATTAAAACATTAGCTACTGAGGAAACAGAAAAGATGCGTAAGAAATACACTAAACGCATTACTGACCGCATCACTCGTCAATCTGAAGAACGATTCGACGCGACTGCATACAACGAAGATGTGCTATCTAAGGCAATCACTTATCCTAATCTTTATGATGCGGAACTTCAAGATAGCTGGGGCGTTACTGAACCAGTTGAGCTCGTAAAAGCAATGCTCACTCCAGGTGAATACGCTGACCTTTTGGCAGCAGTAACAGAAGCCCAAGGCTATGACGTAGGCATGGAAGATAAGGTAAAAGAAGTAAAAAACTCCTAGAATCCAATGAAACAGAAACGATGTTCGCATATTTGGCATTTGTTAAATACCATATGCGACCTTCTGTTTTTGCGGATATGGACATGAATGAAAAGGCTGTAGTAATTGCCTTTATTCAGCAACATGCTAAAGACGAGCAAGACGAAATGAATAAGGCAAAAAGGGGGTAATGAATGGCTACACTTTCTAACTATATAAGCCTCTCTACTAATATTCCTAATGCTATGAACGCAGCCGCAAACGCAACAACTAAAGCCTATCAATCCATGAACACGCTACATAATAAGATGGACGGCGTATCGAGTGCTAGTGAAACACTAAAAGCTAGCATGGGCGGAATCATGAACAGCTTTGCTGGTAACCTGTTGGCTAATACAGTAATGAATGGCATTGGCGCTATAAAAGGTGCTATCGAATCGATTCAAGATACTGCTACAGAATGGGCACAGGTGCAAGCTCGCCTTAAATTGGTGGCCGGAAGTCAGGAAAACGCTATTTACCTAAATAAGCAGATATTTGAATCCGCACAGCGTGCAAGAGGCGGGTATTTGGAAATGGCGGATGCTGTAATCCAGGTATCTCAATCCGCACATGACGCGTTCCCTGACCCAAGAAAAGCCGTAGAATTCATGGAAGGTATCCAAAAGGTATTCGCTATTGGCGGTGCATCGAAAGAAGCACAAAAGAACGCCATGCTTCAGTTAACGCAAGGTTTGGCATCCGGTCAATTACAAGGTGACGAGTTCCGGTCTATTGCTGAAAACGCGCCTATGATTGAAAACATCATTGCTAAAACTATGGGCGTATCACGTGGCGAACTTAAAAAGTTAGCATCGGAGGGCAAGATTACCGCTGATGTAATTAAAAACGCTATCATGACTAATATGCCTGAGATTGAAAAGCAGTTTGAATCGCTTCCTAAAACTTGGGGCGATCATATGCAGTCGATTAAGAATAAAGCTATTCGGGCGTTCGAGCCTGTGTTCCAGCGAATATCTGACCTTGCTAATAGTGAGGGTGTCCGTGAGTTAGTGGATAACGTAACAGGAGCTATCCAAACGGTAGCGCCGGTATTCTATTGGCTGGTAGGTGTTATCGGTGAAACGATTAATACTG